AACGGGCAGTATTGGAGGATAAAGATGAATAAGATGGGTATGGAATTGATTACAGACCATGAACGATCCGCAATATGGGATCATGATAAAAATAATTGGGATGTCGCTGATAAGATGGTGTATCAGTGGAAGAATAAGACAGAACAATCACCTAGATTTAGTATTCTTCATGATGCTTTAGATTGGATGATTAAGCGTAATTCATGAAAAACCTTGTGTATGTCGCTGTATTCTGTTTTGGTATCTTGGTCGGCTATGTTGCTGGTCGTATGGAATGGGCGCATGAGGATTGTTATGACGCAACAGGCAAGTATCAGCGTTATGAGGCTTGGTTAAGCGTTAAGAATGGGATTTATCGTTGTTTTTGGATTGAAAAGGAATTCCCTCATCGGATTAAGATGCAGGGTGTTATCGATGTTAAATAGGAGGATTTATGACACAGTATTATGATTTAAGCAATGCGTTAGATACATTAGAATTTCAGATGCAATCGTTTACGGCTGTATTAGAAACATTGGCATCGGCTGATCCTGATGATCTCACTAGCGGAACTATGTGGTTTATCCACGACACAGTAAAACGCTATCAAGATCAGATTAACCTAATTTCAGGTAAAGCGATGATGGCTCACATTGATGCACAAGAAACAGAAACTAAGAAAGGTAATAAAAAGAATGCTGGCTGAAAAGCAAAGTAAGTTTATTAAACACATTGGCTGTGATCGGTGCGGATCAAGCGATGGCAACAGTCTGTATGACGATGGACACACTTATTGCCATGTCTGTTTGACCTATGTCGATCAAGCCGGTGAAATATCAACAAGAGAAATTAAACCTATGAATAAGGACTTGCAATTTTATGACAATGCTACTTCTGGTGCTATCAGTGATCGTGGTATTTCTTCGGCTGTTTGCTTAAAATACGGGGTCAAACAAGATGTTAACAAGCATTATTACCCTTACTTTGATAATGATGGTGTGCTATCTGCTATTAAGATTAGGCTCATTAGTTCTAAATCATTCTCGATTGCTGGTGAGTTTAGCTCTACGCTCTTATTTGGTCAAAACTGTTTCCCTAAAGGCGGTAGATTCTTAACGATCTGCGAGGGTGAACTCGATGCACTATCAGCGTTTCAGATGATGGGCGCTAAGTATCCGGTGGTATCAATTCGCAATGGCGCATCGGCGGCTTTGAGGGACTGTAAGGCGCAATACGAATACATCGATTCATTCGAGAACATTGTCTTATGCTTTGATGGTGATGAAGCCGGTCAGAAAGCCATGCAGTCTGTTGCTGAGTTATTCGGTGGTAAAGTCAAGATGATGAAGATGCGAACAGGACTCAAAGACGCATCGGATTATCTCAAGATCAAGGCAGACAAGGAGTTCGTTGATGATTGGTGGAGATCAGAGCAGTATGTGCCTGACGGGATCATCCAAGGCTCTACGCTGTGGGATGTCGTATCTAAACCGATTGACAAAGCAGAAGTCGATTATCCCTATTCTGGTATAAACAAACTAACCTATGGCATTCGTAAGGGCGAGTTAGTTATGATTACTGCCGGATCAGGATTAGGCAAATCACAGTTCTTGCGTGAGATTGTGTGGCATATTCTGAGCAAGACCGAGGACAATATCGGGATGATGTTCTTGGAAGAAGGCGTTAGGAAAACTGCTAGATCGCTGATGTCTTTGGCATTGAACAAACCCATTCACTTACCTGATGTGGATGTAACTGAGGAGGAACTCAAAGATGGATTTAATCGAACACTTGGCACTGACCGCCTTTATCTGTTTGATCATTTTGGAAGTAGTAATCTTGATAACATTGTTAATCGTGTCCGTTACATGGCAAAAGGACTTAACTGTGGCTATGTGGTCTTGGATCACATTAGTATCATTGTTAGCGGGGGTGATGTTGGGGATGAACGAAAGGCTTTGGATGCGATTATGACACGCTTGCGGATGTTGGTGCAAGAAACAGGGATTAGTCTGTTATGTGTGTCGCACTTAAAGCGTCCGGATAGTAAAGGTCACGAGGAAGGCGCTGTTACTTCTTTGGCGCAACTGCGTGGCTCTGGATCGATTGCACAGTTATCTGACATCGTGATCGGACTTGAGCGTAACGGACAGGCTACTGACATGGTGGAGAGAAACACTACTCATGTTAGGGTTTTAAAGAATCGCTTTAGCGGTTACACTGGCGGTGCTGGAGACTTGCTATACAATCCATCAACAGGCAGAATGTTAGAAATACAGGAAACAATATGAAAGATGATTTATTAGAAAAGGCATTGAAGTATGCTAAGACTGACGATTACCATGTTACTCGTAAAATCATCACTGATCTGTGCAATGAGATTGAGCGATTGCGTGAACTTAATAAAGATGTCTTTAGCCGGATTCAGGATAATAAAGAAATCTTCAATCACGCTGAACGCTATCTTTGGCTACGCAATTCTGCATGGGATGTTCCTCCGGGGGCGTATGCGCCGATTGTGGTAATATGCGATAACAAGATGGCAACATGGGAATGGCTTGATGGCACTGCATTAGACTTAACTATTGACAAATGGAGGAATGATGAGTAGAGAACTTTCAGCACGATTTGAGATTACCCGTACTTACTATGTCACCACTTACGGCAACTCTGAAGAAGAATGCTTTGACAATTTAGACCATGTTAAGGAAGAGGATTATGAGTTCTCAGATCAACAGGTCGAACTGATCGAAACAGACTATGCTGGCTTTTAAATGGTTTGCAACCTGCCTTTGCTTAATCGGTATTGCACTGACAAGTTTTAATATCTATCCTATAAACATTGTGTTAAGCGGGGTAGGTAGTGCGATGTGGGCTTGGGCAGGATGGAAACAACGGGACAATCCGTTATTTATTGTTGAGCTAGTAGCGGTTGTATTTTATATATCAGGAATGATTTCGTGGATGACGTGAGCAAACGAGTATTTGAATTAGCACGAGGATGTATTGACGAACTTGAGAAGCAAAAGCAATACATTGAATTATTAGAACAGTATATTGAGGAGTTAGAAAATGGTGTGGAAGTGTCCACCACTGAACCTGTTCAATTGGAACAACCTATGGAAATGGAGGAATCAAATGACAACATGGACAACGGAAGACCGAGCGCATTGCGAAAAAGACCTTCTAAAGCAGATAAGCGATCTACAGGATCAGAATGTCAAACTGAACATGGAACTGACAATGGCGCTGGCGGAAATGCAAGCACTGAGGCATCAATTGATAACAGCAACGCAGGGTAGACACTAATGGCACATCCTGATCAACTATTTGGAGATACGACTTATGCTCAACATGGAGATGATATTATTATTCGGGCTATCTTTCACAGTCTCGGTATTGCTACTCCTTCATACTTGGATGTGGGAGCGCACCATCCGGAACGGATTAGTAATACTAAGCTGTTCTATGACAACGGCAGTAGGGGTATTAATGTTGAGCCAAATCCTAATTTATATAAAGCATTCCTAGAGCAACGACCACAGGATATTAACCTTAATGTTGGTGTGGGTATTCAATCAGAATTCCGTGAATTTTACATGATTGATAGCGAATCTGGACGAAATAGCTTCCTTAAAGAGGTAGCTGAGGGATTTGTAATGGATTATCCGCAGTTCTCCATTACCGATGTCAAAGAACTACCAATCTTCACAATTGACCAAATCCTCAAGCATAGATTGACACCTGACTTTCTGACAATTGATATTGAAGGCATGGATTACGAAGTATTGCAGAGCATCAATTATTGCCTACACCCGTTTAAGGTAATCTGTGTGGAGTTGCAACCATATAGCGAAGAAGATATTCGCTCGTTAATGACCGGTGTTGGCTATGATCCGATTATTCGATGTGGTTCTAATTTAATATTTGTTGACAAAACACTATCACATAGAGTAAGATAATTCTATGCGTTTATTACTTGACATCGAAACCACATTAGATCACAGCAAGATTTGGTGCGTTGTTACAAAAGATTTAGATACAAACGAGGTAAAAGTATGGAAAGAAGCAAAAGACTTATCGGAGTACATAAAGGCAGCGAGTTTGATAGTGGCTCACAATGGGATAGCATTCGACTTTCACTTACTGAAAAAGTTATGGAAATGTCAGATTACATTGAAGAGAGTCAAAGATACACTCGTTCTAAGCCGCTTACTAAATCCAAGTCTCGACGGAGGACACAGTCTATCCAACCTAGGGAAACTGCTGGGAATACAGAAGAATGAGTTTACTGATTTTGATTTAAAGACGCAGACCATCGAAGAGATGGTGCAGTATTGTATTCAGGATGTGGAAGTTTTACATCGTATTTATAACTATCTTGAAGCTGAATTAAAGCGACAAGAATTTTCAACACAATCACAGGAGCTAGAGCATGAAGTCCAAGCAATCATCGCAATCCAAGAACGCAACGGTTTTAGGTTCAATGAACAATCTGCTATGCAATTATTGGCTGAACTTAAAACTAGGCTGGAATCTATCATTGTTGAAATGCAGAGGATTTTTCCTCCCAAAATCACTTCTGGTCGCACCCACAAAACCACCGGTAGACCCCTTTCCGACATCGTGGAAGACTTCAATCCCGGAAGTCGCAAGCAAATCGCAGAAAGGCTCATCGAGAAGGGTTGGAAGCCAGAAAAGTTCACCGAAAAAGGTAGCGTCATCGTTGACGAAACCACGCTCGAAGGTCTCGACTTCCCAGAAGCGAAAGCCATCGCAGAATACTTAATGCTACAAAAGCGAATTGCACAGATTGAAAGCTGGATGGAACATACACAGCCTGATGGTCGTGTGCATGGCAAAGTAATCACCAATGGGGCTGTAACAGGTCGTATGACACACCACAGCCCTAACATGGCTCAAGTGCCTAATAGCGGTGCTATCTATGGACCTGAGTGCCGTAATCTTTGGACAGTAGAGAAAGGATGTAAGTTAGTTGGCATTGATGCAAGCGGTTTAGAGTTGCGGATGCTGGCACACTACATGAACGATAATGAATATACGAATGAAGTTATTTCCGGCGACATACACACAGCCAATCAAAAAGCGGCAGGGCTTGAAACGAGGAATCAAGCTAAGACTTTTATCTACGCATTCCTCTATGGCGCAGGAGCTGCCAAGATCGGGAAAATTGTTGGAGGCTCATCGAAAGAAGGACAAAAGCTCATTAATAATTTTCTACGCAACACGCCGAAACTTGAAAGGCTCAGAGAGCGTGTATCTGAAGCGTTTACTAAGAGGGGAGTCTTACTCGGTCTTGACGGACGCAAGTTACTCGTTCGCTCGGAGCATTCGGCGCTCAACACGCTACTGCAGGGCGCTGGTGCGATAGCCATGAAGAAAGCATTGGTATTATTACATAAAGACTTGACAAATCGTAAAATACCATTTAAATTAGTGGCTAATGTTCACGATGAATGGCAAGTAGAAGTTTCTGAGCAGTTTGCAGATGAAGTAGGTCAGTCTGGTGTTCGTGCAATACAGAATGCTGGATTGGAGTTTAAGATGAATTGCCCCTTAACAGGCGAATATAAGATAGGTGATACATGGAAAGAGACGCACTAAAAGATAAAGAAGTTGAGGGCGAAATCATTATTACCTTGTACGCTGATCGCACCTTTTCTATCGGAACCTCCGTTGATTTGGAAACAACGCTAGACTGCTTGATTGCAGCCGCAGATGGCATTGTCGAAGAAACAATGGAAGGGGTCGATGAAATGAAGTCCTTCTCCGGAAGGCATCACTAAGCTGTATTTATTAACCGCAGTATAACAAGGAGTTATTATGGCAAATTTAGAAAAGCCAGTGAAGTTTGAAGCAGAAGTCCAATGGGCTTTCTTTACTAAAAAGAATGAGATGTCAGGTAAGTACCAAGTAGACTTGACGAATCTCAGCGAGAATGCTGTAAAGGCGTTGACCGATGCTGGTTTAGAGCCACGCAATCGTGAAGACAAGCCTGAGAAAGGTTGGTTTATTACCGCTAAGAGCAACTACGAGATCAAGCCTGTTGATAAGGCTGGCAATGAGATCACAGATGCTGTCGGTAACGGATCGAAAGCAGTTGCGTTAATTAAGCCGTACGAGTGGAGTTGGAAGAACAAGAAAGGCGTTTCTCCATCTTTAGTCAAAATCATCATCACCGACTTGCAAGTGTACAACGCTGACCAAGCCGTTGAAGAAGAGGATGACATTCCACTATGAAAGCCTTAGTCGATGCTGATATTCTTGTATACCGATTTGGTTTTGCGTCGGAAGGAGACCCAGCAGAATTTGCGTTAGCTCGTCTATCTGAATTCTTGGACAATCTCTATACAGAATTGAACATCGATGAAGTGTGGGGTTATTTAACCGGTGGCGGTAATTTCAGAAATGAGATTGCTGTCACTGCGCCCTACAAAGGCAATCGTGTTGCACCGAAGCCGTATCATTTTCAATTGCTTCGGGAATACATGGAAAGAGCGTGGGGATTTGAAGTAATAGAAGGAATGGAAGCAGATGATGCGATTGGTATTGAAGCCTATCGCCATGAGCCAGAAGAGACAATCATTGTCAGTATTGACAAAGACCTTAACATGATTCGTGGTAATCATTATAACTTCGTCAGGGAAGAAAAGTACTTCGTGACTGAAGAACAAGCAATCCGTAACTTCTATCTTCAAATTCTTACCGGTGATAAGGTTGACAACATTATTGGACTAACCGGTATTGGTCCGGTGAAGTCCAAGAAGTTGTTAGCAGATTGTAATACCCAATTAGAGATGTACGAAGCTGTATTGAAAGCGTACGATGGCGACGAAGCCAGAGTGCTTGAAAATGCTCGTTTATTATGGATTCTTAGAGAGGAGAAGCAAGTATGGCAGCCGCCAGTAAAATGAAGTTACAAGATTGTCCGGTGATTAAGATCACTTGGATTGATGCTCAAGCCGATGCAGGTTGGGATGAGCCTAAAGTAGATATTGCACAATGCGTTACTGTTGGATTTCTTGTCGGTGAAACTGACGATGCAATCTGTGTCGCAGGAACTGTATCGGATCACGAATGCAATAATCGTATCAGCATTCCTAAGTCGTGGATATTGACGCAACAGTTAGAGGAAACAAAGAATGAAACCGCAGTCAGCAAAAGCAAAGGGAAGAAACCTACAAAAGTGGGTAGTAGAGCAGTTGCAAAGAAGGTTCCCGCAACTACGCCAAGGAGACCTCGTAAGCACGTCAATGGGAGCCGGCGGGGAAGATGTCAAGCTAAGTCCAGCGGCAAGAGACGCAATACCGTATCAGTTTGAATGTAAAAGCCTTGCTAAAGTAGCAGTTTACAATTATTATGAACAAGCAAAGACACACGGCAACCATGAACCAGTTGCTGTTGTTAAGCAAAACGGTAAAAAGCCTTTAGTTGTTGTTGATGCGGAAGTATTCTTTGATTTAATAGCGAGGAGCAAATGAAAGTATTAGAGATGAAAGAGCGTGAAGACGGCGGCGCTGAACTTCAGGTCGATATGACTGAACAAGAGCGTTGCTTCTTTATCGAGTTTGGTTTTAATCAGATGTTAAAGCAATCATTAGGTATGTTTAACGAGCAGTTTGAACCCAAGAAAGGAACTAAGAATGTTAAGTCTACAAGTAAGTCTAAGCGATAACTCAGACAGTGTTAGCCGTACAATGGAGTTTGATGAGGATCATTCATGGTTGGAGATTATCCTAGCCTGTGCAGATGTTATATCTGCTAAGTACGGATATGATATTACTCCTAAAATTAAGTTTATTACGGATGTCACAAGCTGGACAGATAGAGCACATGAGCACGCTATTCCAAAGGCAGCGTGGGAAGCATTTCTAGGAAAGAACAGTGAAGTTCAAGAAGAGTTTGACTTCAATAAAATGGATGAGGAATGGTCATGAAAATCCTATTGCTTGATATTGAGTCTAGTCCTAACACAGCCCATGTTTGGGGTCTGTGGCAGCAAAACGTCAGCATCAATCAATTAATGGAATCTTCTTATGTCTTGTGCTATGCAGCAAAGTGGTTAGGCGATAAAGAAGTTGTATTTGATTCTGTTCATCAATCTAAACCTAAAACAATGTTAAAAGGCATTCATGGTCTTCTCAACGATGCAGATGCTGTGGTTCACTATAATGGTACTAAGTTTGATATTCCTACTCTTAACAAGGAATTCTTATTACATAGTTTTAATCCACCATCGCCTTATAAACAAATTGACCTATTGCGTGTTGTTCGTAGCAACTTTAGGTTTCCTAGTAACAAGCTGGATTATGTAGCACAGCGACTCAACCTTGGTAAGAAGCATGAACACGAAGGACACGAACTTTGGGTTAAATGCATGAACGGAGATAAAGATGCTTGGAAGCGGATGGAGCAATATAATATACAAGATGTCGTTTTACTTGAGTCGTTGTATAACTCTTTGCGTCCTTGGATTCGGAATCACCCTAATCACAATCTGTTTGCTGACGATCATGTTTGCCCTAATTGTGGTTCGACTCGCTTGCAGAAACGAGGCACTTCGATCTCTAGTACCGGAACCTATCAACGCTATCAGTGTTCTTCTTGTGGAACTTGGTCGCAGTCTACAAAATCAATCAAATCGTCCGTAGAGGTAAAGCAATGCAATTAAAAGACTATATAGACCGCATAAACGAGTCCGTAAGCCCCGATCATAAGCAGGTTGGGGGAGACCATTACCAAGTCGCTGAAATCCAGCCTTGGGACATTTTCATGGCTTACAAGCTAGATCCTTGGACAGCTAATGTCATTAAGTACTCACTTCGCTTTCCGTATAAGAACGGTATACAAGACCTTGAAAAGGCTAAGCATTACATAGAATTTCTCATTGCGAACTACGAAACTATTGACAAAAACTACTATTCATGATACACTTAAACAAGAATCGTAGGATTAACTTCTACGGAATTCGAGACCAAGAAGCCGCCAATCCAGCTTATCAACAGGGGATGGAGTTGATTAAGCAAGGCGATTGGGAATATGGTTTCTATCTGCACGAACTTCGTTCTTTACCGAATTTGAGATTCCCACAAGGGGTCAAAACTGAGTTCGATAAATCTCCTGTCTGGATTCCCGGCATGGAGTGTAAAGGTAAGAATGCTATCGTGTGGAGCGAAGCAGGATGGGGCGACATTATTCAGTTTAGTCGCTTTATTCCGCTACTTCCTAAAGCAGGTATTAAACAGGTAAAGTTGTTATTTCCTGACAATGTACTTCGCTTACTTAAAAGACTTCCAAATCACAACGGTTTTTACCGTCCGGGAGAGTCTTTCCCCAATGCAGTACGCATTAAAGTAATGTCATTGCCGTATTTCTTAATGGAACATAGAGTTATTCCTGCAGTTCCTGTCGAGAAAATGTATGGCAGTGAAGGTATATTTCGTAATCCAGATATTGTCAAGCCTATAAGAAAGAAACCATTATTAGGTTACTGTTATCAGACTACAAACAATAGTTGGAATATGAATGGAAAGAAAATACCTTTAGAGATTATGTCAAGATTTATTCGAGAGCATCCTGAGTTTGATTGGGTGTCGTTACAGGAGAAAGAAGGATTCTTAACTTCTCCGTATTGGAGCGATACCGCAGATCAATTACAAACTCTTGATGGCGTAATCTCTGTCGATTCTGGAATAGCGCACTGTGCTGGTTCAGTAGGAGTTCCTGTAGTAAACTTAATTGGTAAAGACAAACTAGCTTGCTGGAGATGGTATCCTAAAGGTGAAAACACCTACTGGTATGATAGTATGAAGACCGTTTGGTTTGATACATGGGAGGAAGGTTTAAACAAAGCAATACAGTATTTTCAACAACCAAAGAAGGTAAAGAAAGATGGCACTAACAATACACGATCTAAAAGACAGACTAAAACAGATAAATGAAGTTGACTTGTTAGAGCTTCTTGATATATCATCTGAGGATCTCGTTGAGAGATTTGTAGATTTAATTGAAGACAATTTTGATAAACTAGAAAGAGAAGTAGAATGACATATAACACACCTTTTAGCACTGTAGGATACATTACATATAAACGCACATACGCAAGGAGATTAAACGAAGGAGATCCGAAGTCTCCGACAGAAGAATTTACAGATACGGTTGAAAGGGTTATTAAAGCCTCTAACGATCAGCTAGGATGTAACTTTGACGCAGATGAGCAAGAGCGTCTACGGAAGTATTTAATGGAATTGAAAGGCACTGTTGCTGGACGATTCTTATGGCAAATGGGGACAGAGACAGTTGGTCGTCTAGGATTAGCTAGTCTACAGAATTGTGCATTCACTGTCATCGATCAACCCGTCCGTCCTTTCACATGGGCGATGGACTTGCTGATGCTTGGCTCAGGTGTTGGCTATAACATTCAGAGGCAACACGTTGATAAACTTCCTCCGGTCAATTCTAATTTTAGCGCTCCTACTCGTGTTACTACCGCTGATGCTGATTTTATTGTGCCTGACTCCCGTGAAGGATGGGTCAAACTTCTCGGCAAGACGCTCAAAGCGGCGTTTCTAGCGGATACTAATCCTACCTTTACCTACAGCACCATTCTAGTGCGTGGTCGTGGTGCGGCGATTAAAGGCTTTGGTGGCACTGCTTCTGGTCCTGAAGACTTATGTGATGGTATCGTTAAGATTAGTAACATCCTTGAGAAGCGTAAAGGTAAGAAGTTGCGTCCGATTGACTGCCTTGACATCATGAATATTATTGGTGCTATTGTCGTTGCTGGTAATGTACGCCGTTCTGCTCAGATTGCCATCGGTGATCCTGACGATGTTGAGTACTTGCTTGCCAAGCGTTGGGACATGGGGAATATTCCATCATGGAGAGCAATGTCGAATAACAGCGTTGTCTGTAACGACATCAAAGACCTGCATGAGTACTTCTGGGATGGCTATGAGGGCAAAGGAGAGCCTTACGGACTTATCAATCTGAAACTCTCTCGTAAGATTGGTCGTTTAGGCGAGACTGATTATCCTGATCCAGATGTCATGGGATACAATCCTTGTGCAGAACAGTCTTTGGCTGCTTACGAGACTTGCTGTTTAGCAGAAGTATATCTTCCTAATATTGAAAGCAAAGAACAGCTTCTTGATGTTTGCCAATTGCTGTACCGCATCAACAAGCATAGTCTTGCACTGCCTTGCCATCTCAAAGAGACAGAAGACATTGTTCATAAGAATATGCGGATGGGTATTGGCGTTACTGGAGTATTGCAAGCGACTGAAGAGCAGCGTAGCTGGTTAAATGATACTTATCGCCGTCTGCGTGAGTTTGACTTCAAATACAGTCATGAGCATGGTTTCCCTGAGTCTGTCAAGCTGACAACAGTTAAGCCTAGCGGTACTTTGTCGTTGCTTCCGGGAGTTACTTCAGGATGTCATCCAGCATACTCACAATACATGATTCGTCGTATTCGTATCGCTGCAGACCATGCGTTGGTGCAAGTATGTCGTGAGCATGGCTATCCAGTAGAATATCAGCGTCACTTCGATGGTTCTGAGGATCACAGCACAATGGTTGTATCATTCCCATTCTGCTATCCTGAAGGTACTAAGATTGCTGCTGAGATGACCGCTATCGATCAATTGGAAGTAGTGAAGTGGCTACAGGCTAACTGGTCAGACAATAGCGTATCCTGCACCGTGTACTATCGTAAGGAAGAATTGCCTGAGATTCAGAAGTATTTAGCGAAGAACTACAAGAACAATCACAAGTCCTTGTCATTCTTGCTACACAATGAACACGGCTTTCACCAAGCGCCTTTGGAGGAGATTACTAAAGAAGCGTATGATGCTTTGGTAGCTTCGACACAACTGATTACTCATGTTGATGAAGCGTTGTTTGATGGTGGCGACGAATGTGCCAGCGGAGCTTGTCCAGTCAAATGATGATAAACTTATACTTCATTACTGGGTTCAGCGTAGGATTTGAGTATGTTCCTGACTTTGATGAAGAATCCCATCTCGCTATCGATTTGGGAATCATCAGAATCATGTTCAGTAGACCTCACGACGATTGAGGCGGCAGGTTCGCCTAATACCCAGAAATACATATTTGCCCCTTTAGCCCCGCTTCAGCGGGGTTTTTTAAATTTCCCAATCGGGAATATTTGCTTAAAAAGTATGCAGATTTAAGAAAAAGTTACCGATAGGGCAATTTTGTTACAAATTGTAGGTAGATATTAATAAGTACCGACATTATGTTACACAAAATTCCTAGTCCCAGCTTTATCAATAATTAAGGCTTGTCTACGAGGCTTGTCAGAAGCACCGTTAGGAACGCTTAGATGGGTCCACGAGCCGAATTCTTCGATGATTTGGTCAAAGGGTATATCCGAAGCCAAACACGCCTCTACGACCTGTTTAGGGGTCATTCCGGGGACTCTTATATCAGCAGCACAACCTAGCCTATGTTGGCTAGTGTCCTTGCTACCGACAGAGTCATTGACTGGTTTAGATCTAAAGCCAGAATTAATCATTATTGGCTTGTTTAGGAGGGTTCTAACCTGCTCAAGCAAAGCTGCCAATCGAGTTAGATTAGCAACCTCACTGGCGTTAGGGGTATTATCTAAATTCTTACGCTCTGCTACTTCAGAGTGGGTTAGTTCTTCTAGGGTGAAATTAGGGCTTAGGTTCATCTTTATCCTTCTTCATTTCCATGATTTTCTCTAAGGTACGACCACCGAAATATGCACTCATAATAAGCATACCCCATTGACCTAACAGATTAACATATGATTCCTTGGCATCATAGCCAAAGGCAGACATCATTGCAAAGAGGAAATAACCGGCAAAGATAGCCACTAATGACATAGGTCGTATGTTTTTAGACAACCAAGAATCACTAGCAAGGTCAGCCTTCCAGCGATCAGATATATTATTCTGTTCATTCATGTCAGCCTGTAACTCAGCTAACTTGCCTTCTTGTTGCATTTTAAGTAGTTCTTGCTGCGCCTTAGCCTTAGCTTCAGGATCAGGAATGAATTTATCTAGGACTTTCATCCCAACATCGAATAGTGCCATTAATGGTAACATTATTATTTAACTCCCCAAGTTAGATACCAAGCAATGACCGCAGCCACTGCATAGCACATGAACATTGCTCTACGAACCTTTGCCAAATCTTGTTTAAACTCTCTAGTAAGTTCATTGTCTTGTTTCTCTATCTTTTGTTTAATGGATTCGATTTCACTCCAGCGTTTAGCTCCATGCTTCTTAATGAAATCAGCTTTGACTTTAGCTTCCTCGATACGGATGGTTTCTTGGCGTTGCCATTCCATCATTGCTCTCTTGAAATACTGCTCTTTAAATACCTGAGCTTCCCGTATCTGTCTCTTACGCTCTAGGTCCTTTTGCTGCGCTACTGCTGCAGCGTCCTTCTGTACATCGACAATACTCTTAGTAATGGACTTACTAGCCTCACGACTAGCGTCCATGCTACTGGTTACAGACTTTGCTCCTTCGATAAAACCAAATTGGTCGGACAT